AGAGAAGCAAATCATACGACTCTCTGGTGTGTAGAGAGTCTCCTTCATGAACATCTGCCTCATTTGGCCGCCGGTGCGACCAGATTGCTGCACAAATGTGACAGTGTTACACCTAAAGTTGGTGGTCTTGTAACCGGATTTCGACGGCCACCGTTTGTGGATCCAAGCCATAACATCGAGAGGGACCGCGCGGCTGATGGAGATGCGAGGTATCTCGGATTGGCAGGCTGTAGCGAGCGAGCTGATGCGGCTCGCGGTGTTCCCGGAGTAGTCACTCGCATTGAACGACGTCTGCTCGCTATCACCAACCAGCAAGGCCCGCTTGCAGTTGGTGAGTATGTAGCAGAGTTCGATGATACCCATCTTATAGCTCTCGTCGATGATCACTGCTTTATCCTTGATGTGCGGGATGGCAGCGATGGTGGTCTTGGCAGGAATACACCCATCACTGTATTCCTCCTTGAGAGCTGAGGTTGGGCAAACGACGAGGTCCCACCCGCCTCGCGCAAAGATGCGCTTCATGAGGTGGGTCTTTCCACACCCTGGAATGCCATTGATGGCCGTCACTTTGTCCCGTACGTAACGAGCAAGGAGGCCGTTCTTGGCGTGGTACGGCTCTTTTGACGCAGCCAGCTCGGACTCGATGTGCGAGATGGCAGCTTCATTGACTTTCTGGTACACACCAGTTGCACCAGCCTTCAATGTTGTCAAAAGGATGCGCATTTCAGACCGTGAGTTGAAAGCGCCGAAATCCAAGTCTGTCAGAGCCGGAACCGTCTCGTCTACAACATAGGGAATGCCCCTAAGCTCCTGAGCGTAGTAGAGGTGGCCGTGGTAGGCGGGGTGGAGCAAGGGTTGGCGCAACCGAACGAAGATTCTCCAACCAGATGCATTGGCGTACCTGAACAAGTGGTGGTTGGCGGCATTGCCGGCATACGCCCATAGACGTATCGCTTGTTCTTCGTCGATGGCCACATCCGAGTTCGGAGATTGCACCCAGGCCTTGAGGTCGTCATCTGTGACAGGCTCCGCGTCCCACTCTAGTGCATGGAAGGTGCGCGACCAGTCGTGCTTAGGGAGGACAGCGGGACCTCCCAGGACGAACTTGGCGTGCCAGGCGCCCTCGTCGAAACGCGGCAGCTCGGTTTCGTCTTCGTCCTGCTCGTCGTGGTAGGCGCTCGGTTCAGCCGCCTGTTTGAATCGCACCGCCCGTTCAGTGGCCTGGCCTGGTACGGCGTTGTGCGGAAGCACTGGGCGGGGTACGACAGGGCTCCTGGGAGCAGGTTCGCGTAGCTCCTCGATCTCGCTGTCTCCGACTGCTGGCACTGGGGGTGGCGGAGCCAGCCGAGCTGTGCGGCGTCTGAGGTACCATTTCTTGATAATTGTGGCAGCCAGGTTGCGTCGCAGCAAGCAGAAATTCAGGTAGCGGCGCCACCTTTCCTCGCGAGCAGCTTCCTCGGCGAGCCGCAGCTGGGTCTGAGCTGCGGCTAGCCGCCTGTTGTTGGTCAGTGTGTGGTCTCTGGTGAGTACCCGCCAACGGTCGAAGACGCGGCGCTCGCGCTCGGAGTCGAGCCTGGCGCGCCACTTACTACTGAGAAAGCTGAGCGCGGACCAGACTTCGAAGATCCTAGTCTGCGGCCAAGCGACTGGACTGTGATGCAGTCTAATGATTTGCTGAGCCACGTAGGACTCCGTACCGTAGCCACGGATGTGCTTGTGCCAGTTTGTGAACTGTCCCTGGCGCCACATGCCCGGGGGGAGCCCTGGACCCCAGACGAGAAACCTCTCCCAAGGGTGGGCGTTTTCAAGCTCTACGACAGTGTGCTTGGAAACCAATTTGGTGAGGGCATCGCTCGACGCGCAGATCTTGAAGAAGTCCTGTATTTTATAGGCGCCCCTAGGACTGGCGCTAATAAGGTTCGTTATATTAACGATATGCTGAGCCGCTGTTGGGGCGTCGTTGCCGAAATCAGCGATTAAGGGGGTACCATCGCGGGGGACGCAGTCGGGGCAGCTTACATTGGTGTCGAAAGAGATGCTTTGGCCCTTCGGGATGGTTAGCAGCTTGCTGCTATCGAGGCCCGCGGCGTAGGACTGGACGTGGTGGTTGACCCTGGTGCCATTCCAAGCTGGCAGGTCATTGAGGGGCAAGGCGCATAGATTATGCGCAGAGATGATGGAGCCAGTGTATTCCCGGAGGAACTTTAGGAGCTCTTTAGTCTTGAGGATGTTCAGACCCGTGTCGTCGTT